CATTGTTGCGTGTTGATCTTCACTTGGCAAACCAGAATCATCTATAGGTGGATATTGAACTTCATTTACTTGCCAATTACGATCTGGGTCTACATATGAAACAATAACTCTATTATATTTTTCATTTTTTGCAGGACTTGATAAATTGTATCCACCAATAATATCATCTTCAGTTAAATTTATAGATGCAGTTCCTGTTGTTTCAATAATTAGATTATATTTACCTTGTGTATATGGAAGATAACCTCTACAACCTTTTAACAATTCTCTAACATTCTCTAATATTTTTTTAGAAGTATCTAAAACAGCATTAGATTCAAATAAATTAATATCACTTCCACCTGAATATGGAGTTACTTGAGTATTACAAATTAAACTTGCATCATAAAAACTTTGTAAGTTTATTTCATTTACACTTAAACCTTTTCCATATCTTGTATCTGTTAAATAATCTAATAAACACCAAGCTGGATTAGATGTAAAACTTGGCGATTGTTCTACTAGACTTGCATTATAAGTTTTAACTTTTTTACCTTGAACTACTGCTTGTATTTTTGGTATTCCATTAAAAATATCTTGATTCCATTTAAACTTAACTGCTAAGTAAGATAAGCCAGATAATTTATGATTAGTTCCCCAACTATCTAATTCAGATAATAAACTAGATGAAGATTGACCATCGGAGCCAAAATGAGGTTCTAGTGTAATTAAACTTTCACTATCTCTATAATAATTTGAATCTGAACTATCTACTGAAACTTGTGTATTATCTGCAAAAGCACCATCAAAAGTAACAACTCTATCATCAATTCTTATTTCACTAATTCCATTTATTTCTCCCTCACTCATTACTAGAGCGATATATAAATAATTATTATCAGTTCCTGAAGTTTCTATAAAAACTCTAGTTCCTCCTAATAATCTTGTTCCATAAACTACAGGTATGTTTGCATCGTTAGATTGTTTGTTAATTAGAACACCTGTTTCAAATTGATCTGATTCATTTAGTGAATAATCAGGTAAGTCAGGAACTTTTGGTCTAAACACCCAAGCTAAAGCAACTGTTGCAATTATTTTTACAACAGGGTTCATGTTAGTAAAGAAACTTAATGCAGAACTTATAAATCCACCAAAACCACCAAAGCCCATTATTCTCTACCCCATCTTACATCTAATACAGTTTGTGAGGCAAAATCCATTCCAACATCTGTACTAAAAAATCTTTGTTGTGATGTATTGTTAGTCTTACGACCATTTTTCTTTTCAAAGTCAGCCCAATGAGAAACTACTGTTAAATTAACAACACTATCTTTATCAGTTTCATTAACTGCAAAGTTTTCTATGTTTCCTTGGTATAATAAAAAAGGGTCAGCAATTAATGAACTATCAGTATCTAATAAACCTCTATAGATACTTACTTCATCGTTTGTAATGTTTTCATTAAGTACTGTTGATATAAAAGTTTGATCAGCACCAGATAGTGAAATAGTTAAACTTGATTTAGTAACATCTATTTCTTCTGAAAAATCTGAAACACCAATAACAAAATCTGATGGGTTATAAGTTACAGATGAACCTGATACTGAAGATGTTAATGAAAAAGAACAGTCAGTAAAATTAATAGGAGTATTGAACCCAATAGTGAGAAGATGAACGGGTCTAATGTCATTCGTCGCTAATGCTGTCTTGATTGATGATGTTAAATTCCTTGTCATTATACTTCTCGTAGGTTGTTCTGGTTAATTGTTCAGTACCTTTTATCATACTAAATTCAAACTTGCCATTAGGTTTTTTAAATTCCTTTAGGTCGTTTGTTTGAGTATTAATTTCACTTTCGTCTACAACAATTTCAGCAACAAAATCAGCAGTAACTAGATGGGTTATTTTATATTTCATTAAAGAGCTTCTTCTACATCCATTTCAAACTGATACAATAAACTTCCATCTTGTGTATTACCTACTACTCCAAATTCTTGAATATCACTTGTGTTATAAACTGTGAATGGAACATTATCGTATTGAATATCTGAATTAGTTATAGTAGTTGTTAGAGGTGGTTCAATAGTTAAAGTTCCTGTTGATATATCGTTTTGATCTTCAACAACCATATAAACTTTATCATGGGATGCAAACTTTATAAAATCTCCAGCTTTCAAAGTTCCTGTTCCTGTACCTCCTAAAGTTATAGAAGTAGCACCAGCACTTGCAGTTCCGTTTGGAGTTCCACTTGCAGTACCTGTTGCATCTTCGATTTCTGGTGGAATAATTGTAAAATTTTCTTTTCCTGATCTTTGTTTCAACATAAATGCCATTAGTTGTCCATATACTTCAGATCGTTTTGCAGTAATAATTTGAATTGTAAATCCAAACCTTTGATTGTCTATTTGTCTTGAAAGTTTTTTACCTGATACTGATTTAGATAAAATAGTTGTTTGATTAGATTTAATTCCTAGTGTACTAAATTTAGCAGTTGAAATAGGAAACGCACCAGCCATTAGATTAAACTCTCTTTCCCTCTTTCATTAACTGCATTGTTAATTAATTGAGTTATAGTTCCTCTTGATCTAACTAATAAATCTTCAAAACCACTTGCATCTAAAGTATTAATGTTAAATGTTACTTGTGTTGCTCCACCACCTGTTCCTCTAGCAGATTGTTCTATTTGTCCTGTAGAGTTTGGACGGAAAATTTCAGGACCGTTCTCTCCAACTAATATTGGTCTTCCTTTTGATACAGCTCCACCTTTTGCAAATCCAAAAGAAAATCCTCCACCACCTGATAAAGCATTTAACAATATTTTTCTTTTTAGTTCTGTGTTTTGAGATTTCATTAAGTTTAATTTTTCAGCTTCTACTTTAATTTCATCTTCTCCTAAAAGTTTTTTAATTTGTCTTAATGCTATTTCTTCAATAAGTCTTGCAACAATATTAACCATAATATTTTGTGCTAGTTGTTTCATTGTCATTCCAAATTCTTTTCCTAAAACTAAAACTTCAGCTAAACCTTTTGACATACTTTTTATTGAACCTAAAATTTCCTTTGCAATAGTTTCGTTGATACCCTCTAATTGTTTTTTTATTTTTTCTTTTAATATTTCAGAAACTTTACCCCAACTTGCTCCTGTTTCTTTTGATTCTTCTTTAACTTTACCAGCTAACTCTAATAATTTTTTCATCTGTTCATTTGTAAGAATCATTCTTTTTTCAATTGTTTTAATAAATTCATTTATTGCTCTAGTTGATTCCATCCATTCTTCTGAATATTGACCAGCTTGTTTTGTTTGTGCATTTATTTGAGCTAAAGGTGTATTTAATCTTTCAGCAACATCTTTAAATTCTTCTACTGTTTTTAAATTAGCTTCTAATGTTTCTTTTGAGATAATTCTTAAAAATCTCATTGATCTTGCAAGTCCTTCAATAAGACTTCCATAAGCACTTACTAGACTTCCTAACATTGATCTAAGTGTGTCGAATATTGCACCTAAGAAAACTACTAATAATTTTCCTTTACCACCTAACATTAAGAAACCAACTACTCCAAGTTCTCTAACTCCTGGAGGCATAGATTTTAAAACTTCTAATGTTCCTTTCATAGCATTAGCTACAAAATTAAAAGGTCCTCTAAGAGCATCTATAACTATTGCTCCACTAATTAATATTTGTTTAGTTACTTTAATTAAAAAATCTGAAACCTTACCACTTAACATAGCTAAAGTTTCTCCATTATTTTCTATAATGTCATTTAGTTCTGCTAATCCATTTTTAATAAAATCAAAAAAACCAGCTCTATTAGTTTCAAGTTTAAATTTGAAAAGTTTATCTGATAACATTGAAAGTGTACCTGTGAAAGTAACTGCCATAACTTCCATAGCTTTACCAAACTCTCCATCAGGACCAAATACTTCAAAGAATCTATCTTTGGTTTCTTTAGCTGTTGCTTTTGCTCCAGCTTCAAAACCTAATAATGCTCTAACACCTTTTTCTCTAAATACATCTGCCGCCGCTATACCACCAGCAAATGATCTTTGGATTTGAGTTGCTGTCATAGCAAAGTCTAATCCTGTTACTGTTGCAACATTACCTGTAACTTCTAAAATTTTTGAAAGTTCTTCTGCATCTTTTGATACAACAGCAAGATTTCCTGAAGCCGCTGAAATTTCTTCTAGTGAAAAAGGTACTCTAGCCGCAAAATCAATTAAATTATTAAATGCTTTGTTACCTTCTTCCATTCCTTTAAATAGGAATGCAAATCTAACACCTAAGTTTTCTACTTGTGAACCAACATTAACTAAAGATCGAATAACTAATGCACCACCTATACCAGCTAATGCACCTTGTATTGAAAATACAGTTCTTTGTAATCTACCTAAACCAGCTTGAACAGAACCTAATGCCTGTTTTGTTTTATCTTTTGCAAGAATGTTTATAAGTAAATTTTGAGCCATATTTATTTCTTCATTTGTCCTTTAGATTTTTCAACTTCATCTAACATAAAGCCAACCCAAAGATTAAACTCATATTCACTCATCTGACTTAATTCAGATAAATTTATTTTGAGCCTATCTGCTACTATTAGCATATTTTTAAGCTCTATGTCAGTATTTACTTTTTTTTTAATTCCTCAGGACTAGGAGTTTGTACCATAGCTACTGCTATACGAGAAAGGACATCTGAATCTACTTTGTGCATTATAGCTAACTTATCTTCTAAAGAGAAAACCTTGTTTCCGTCTTGGTCGATTGCTTTCATTATAACTACATCAGCTAATAAACCAGCATCGTTAAGATTTTCTGTTTTATTAAATAACTTTTTCTTTTCTGCTAATGTAATAGGATTCCAATAAATTACAGTTGCCTGTCCTTTATCATCTTCCCATTCAGGAACTTCGATAGATTGAACACCTAAGTTCTCAAAATGAGACTTTGCTCTGTCAATAATCTTCATAAATTAGATTATACAGTTCCTACAGTTAAAGCACCTGTTCCTTGGAAAGTAATACTTCTAGAAACTACTCCATCCAAAGTATTTGAAATTGACATTCCTGTTACAATTCCTGAACCTGAATAAGATGCATCTCCAGCAGTATCGCCCTCTGGAAGTAATGTGAAAGTTAAAGTTGATCCAACAGTCATTTCTTCTTGTGAAGTATCTGCTTCGTCAAAATGACATTCAACAGAACCACTAAATGAAGTTCTTCCTGCTAAAAAAGTTTTTGCAGAATCTGATAAAGCTGTATCTTCAACAACGTCGCCTGTAGTCTCTAACGTAAAAGCAGTTACTTCTCCTGTTGTGTTAGCTCCTGTTTTGACGACTCCTTCTTTTCCGTGATGGGTTGCCATGATTTTTTCTCCTTAGTTTTAGTTTTAGTAATAGCTGGTTTATATCCTAGCTTCTCATAGTGTGCAAGATTATTTTCATTAATTGTAATCTCATAACTACCTTTAAACATTTTTATATCTTTTGCCATAATAATACCTTTATAAATTATTTATTATTCTTCTTCAAGTTCATCTTCTTCTAATAAATCCTCATCTAAACTATCTTCAATCATATCTGGGTTTTCTTCTAATTCCTCTAAAGTGTCTCTAAGTTCAGCAATAATTAATGAAACATCATCTGCTTTCTTTTCTATTTTATCTAACTTCTTATGTAATTTATCAAAAATATTCATTATACTGTTCCTGATTGATGTTCATAAACAACTCTTACTATCATTTGTACTCCTCCATATGGAAATAATGTTCCAGCATCGGTTTCAATAGATATAACTTCAGTATCTAAAGCATTTCCATCTCTAGTTATATCAACTTCTAACGCTTCTTCAATAACTTCTAATAATTGATTTCTTGCTGTGTCAATATTTGATTCGTTTGTTTTTACAAAACCAGATATTAGAAATTCTAAATTATTTATTCTAGTTCTTCCTCCATTTCCTAACTCTTGATCTTCTTTTGTTTCTTCTTGGGTTTGAATTAGTACTGCTGGAAATTGTTGTTCAGATAATTCTTCTAATGGAAATGGTTGTCGAGTTACTTTCTTAATAGTTATTGCACTGATACCACTTATTGTAGTTACTAAATTACTTGCTATGTTTTCTCTTACACTCATAACTTCATTCTTCTCATTTGTTGTTTAATTAAATTTTCGAATTGTCGTTTTATAACATTTTCTACTTTTTTATTAAATCCAAAAAATGGTCTAGCAGGAAGATTACCAGCACCTACTTGATGCCAATATGCTCTTTTTGCTAATCCTTGATCATTAAAATAAACTTGTGCTTTATAATTATTAACTACTCTTGATTTCATGCTTTGCAACATTCTGTTTGTATCTTGAAGATCAACAGTAGTCTTGCCTTTTAATGCTGAGTATTCTGGAGAGTAGTCTTTAAATCTACCACCTGTATATTTTTGTCCTTTAGTAGTTTTTTCTTCAATAATATTTCTTAATTGTGCACCAGCTTGTTCAACTCCCATTTTAGTTATATGAGGAAATTTTTTTAGAAATCTATTAAATTTTTTTTGAATGTTTTTAGTATTTGTAGTGAAGTTAATTGATAAAGCCATTATCTAATAAGTCTTCCTGAACCATGTAAGTTTTCTCTTTCTGCAACACTAATAGTTTGGTTATTATCAGCATCGTATTCAACTCCATCTTCAAGTACTTTTTGAAATTCTATATTGTATTGACTGTTATAGTATTCAATCATTCTTTCAAATCTATCTTTGTCAGCCTCTGGTCTAAATTTTGTTAATGCTGGAAAGAAAAATTTACCTAAAAATAAATAAACACCAGCTCTTTTAAATTGATCTAAATTAACTCTATCGTTTTCTAACTCTACTGTATTTAAAACTGTAATATCTGTAAAAACATTTGTTTTGTATGTTTGCCACCACTTAATTCTTAACTCTCTTAAAATATCATCTGTTGTTAAACCTAACCATGTTGTTACTTTTGAATCATTTGAAGCTATACCAAAATCAAAAGCATCTGGTTGATAAGTTTGAACATCAGCTACTGTAATAACATCTGCACCTGTAAAGTTTGCCATAATAAATCCTTTTAGTTAGAGGGGGATTGCTCCCCCTCATAAGTCTAATTATTAAAGTGCGCCGTCTACTGTTACTTGGCAACCAAAGTCATCTTTGATTACACCTGTACCGTAAGTAACTGTACCTACGATCTCAGTAGCTCTTAATGAAGCGTCTCTTTGAGTCTCAATTTTGAAATCAGATTTCATAGCAAGACCTAAAGATTGTGGATGGAATACACCACCTACAACATCATCATTAACGTCAGCCGCAATGTTAGCATTTTCAAAAAGATCAATACCAAATACTGTTCCAACGTAACCATTTCTTAAAGTTTCGTTTCCAATATCTGACATAGCATTTGCGTTAGTTGAGTAACCAGCATTTGCTAATGCTTTTTTCAAATTGAACATAGCTTTAGGACTGAACACACCATAGTAAGGTCTAGGTATGTTTAATGATCTTAAAGTTGCTTCAGCTGATAAAAGTAGATCTGGTGTTAATTCAGTTCCAGCCGCACCTAAGTCATTACCTGATGCAAATGAACTAAATAGACCAGCTAAGTCAGCATCAACTTTTTTAGCAATCGCTTCACCGAATAATTTTCCGATGTCAGCCGCTACGTCTCTTGATGCAGTGTCTCTACCTAAGTCAGTTAAAGTTGTCATTACACCAACTTCACTAGCTGTGATAGTAGCTTCAGTTGGATTAATTTCAGTGTTAGCTAAATCTGTAGCTTCAGATACTGCAGATGCACTGATATTTGGATATACAGGAACAGCTATTTGTTTGCCTTGTCCTGGTATATTGTAAGTCGTAACCAACGGTCTCATTACAGAAGTTTCTTGGAAGTTAAAAATAGCTTCTTGGATAATTTCTGTATACAGTTCCGATAGTGTAGACGATGTTGTTTCGTTTGCCATTGTTTATCCTATTGGTTTAATTGTTGTTAATTGTTAATTTAGGATTCAACTTAAACCCACCTCTAGCTTTACGCATTTCTTTGTAAATCTTATAATCAGATGGATTGTTTAAATCCAAGTCGCCTATTTGTTTGGGTTGTTGGCTATTACCACCGATACTACTCTGGCTTCCTGTACCAGACAAAGACCCTTGACGGAAATGTGGGTTAGCATCTAAGAACTCTTTAACTCTTTCTTCAAGTGTTAGAGGTTGTCCTTTTTCGTTATATCTGATGTTTCCATTATTATCAAGTACTTCTGTTCTTCCATCATCAGCTAACTGTACTTCAGATTTTAACAAAGCAACGACTTGATCAGGATTAACTGCTCTATTAGAAGATGCTATAGAAAGTAAAGATTTATCTACTTTTTCCATTTTCATTTGTTGTTTAAAGTTATTTAACTCGGCATCTTTCTCGGCTAGTCTTTCTTGCATAATCTTTTCAAGTTCTTGTTTAGTTTTAGCCTCTTCGAGTTGTTTTTGTTTTACTAACTCATCTTTTTGTTTTTCTTCTTCTTGTATTTTTTTTTCGTATTTTTTTCTTTCAGCCATTATCCTTTGTTCAATAATGTTGTTAAGTTGATCTTGCGTAAAAGTTTTTGTTTCTTCTTTTGTTTCAGTAGCTTCAGTTTTAGCTTCTGTGTTCTCATTTAGAGGTTGAGTAACCTTAGTTTCTTCTGACATATTACTCCTTATTCTGTTATTATGTTTCCGCTTTCATCATACCAATCAGGATTGACAAAGCTCCATTGATGACGACAATTGTACCCTCCTCGAACTATAAAAGGGTCTCCTGACTTTTTGCCTTTCCAAGACTTACTCGTCCAAAGTTCTTTGACTTCATCAATCGTAAATAGTCCTCCTTGTCGTATATCATAATTTCCACTTCTTACAAGTCTACAATGATCTCTGGTTGTAGGAATAATATTACCAAAGTACTTACACATAGTTAATCCAGCCTCTACTGATTTATGAAGATTTAACTGAGCATCAAACTCTCTAAGACCATCATTAAGTATTTGTCCAGCATATCGTTTCATGTTTTCGCCTGACCTTGTTGTCGCATACTTAGATTGTAATGTTTGAATATTTTTATCTAATCTAGTTCTTACCGATACTCTTTGTGGTCCTGATAATCTTCTAACTCTAACTTCATCTCTTTTTATTTCAGTTATTAATTTATTAACTTGTTTATCATCAGCAATAGCATAGATACCATTTATTGTTTGTCTTAATTCTTTTTGAAGTTCAGTAAAGTTAGTTCCTACTAATGTGCTTTGATAAATTTTATCTGAAACTGTTCTTGTAAATGTATTTGCAACATCTTTGAATTGAGTAAATGTTTGTCTTTTTAAATTTGTAATAACAGATAAGTCAGAATCAGTTAGTTGTTGAAACTTAGGAGGTATTCTTCCAATAGTTTTAAATGCTCTTTCAATTCTTTTAGCTTGTTTGCTATAACCCTCTCGAACAACAGTATCAGCCCAAGCCAAGTATTCTCTTTCTAATATTTCTCTAATGATAGGTCTTGATGCTACAGCTGACTTCAATTCAAATAACTTTCCCTCTTTCAAAGGTAATGAAGAAGTATAAGAAATTACTTCTTGTTCAATTTTATCTAATGCTCTTATTAAATCTTCATAGTATCTAGCTTCAGCTAACTCTATTTGAGAGATTCTATAATTTGCCATTTGTTCAACAATATCGGACATGAAACTTAAATATCATTAAAAGACAAAAAAACCAAGCAACAGATAAAATAAATTTTTTTTTGATTGATATTAGTTACTCATTTTTTACAAATTGGACAAAATCGTTTAGAACCTACAGGATGTGTCAAACCGAATGTTGTATAATGAGGAATGAAAAAAAAAAGGAGTGTTAGATGATTAAGTCTAAAAAGTATTGGGATGACCTTAAAGAGAGATATAAAGAAGAACAATTAGAACCTTTAGAAGTCATTCCATTAAACAAACAAAACGAAGAAGGTAAAATTCTAGATGAAGAATCTAAATGGATGTTACTTAAACAAAAAATAATCAATGGAGGTAAATCAGATGAATAAAAGAGAAGAAAACTTATTAATGAAAGCTATGAACGATGGTATCAAATTAGAGAAGTCAAGACATCCTGACTTTGATGAAGATAAACACATGATCAAAGTTACTATAGATACTATTAACGGAACTCATTTAAAATTAAATTTTAGAAAAGTAGACAAAAAATAACACTAATTATGCTCTGTATTAATTGTTGATCCTATAAATGGAATATACGAGGGTAAAGCATGAACAAAAAAGGAGATAACATGAATACAATTCATTTAAGTAAAAAACAAACTTACGGAAGTATTACAAATAGAATAGCTGAATCAGCTTGTTTGTTTCCATTAGACTATGAGGTTAAAGTTGGATTAGGTGGAACTGAACATAGATGGTCAGATAGAAGACCTTATACTGTTTGTGTAGTTCATAAAAATTGGAAGAACAAAGGTTATGAAATAATCGGTGTTCAAGAAGATGATGCTAAAAGAACTGATTCTAATGGTATGAGTGAATCTCAAACTTATGAATACAGTCCTAACATTGAAAATGTTGTTCATTATCTTAAATCAGAAACTATTGAAACTCAAAATGGTTTAAGAAAATTATATCAACCAGTTAGATGGAATCCAAAAACTAATAGATGGAACAAAGGTGGTAATGCTGTTACTTTAGGAAGTAGAAATTATTACTACGACTTTTCTTTCTAAATTAAACTTTGGGGGTTACTGGAGAGGTTCTTCAGTAACTTCCTCTTGTTGAATTACTTCATCTTGAGTAAATTCTCCAACTTCACTTTTAGCTTCAATCTCATCAAAGATAGTTCCTAGCTTATCATCATCATCAACTATTGATCTTGCTATCTCTTTATCAATTTCTTTATTTAGAGTTGGAGATCCAACATTGATTGCTTTTGCTTGTTGATAGAACATTAAGTCAGATGCGTAGTCTCTAATATTGAAACTATCAGGATATGAAATTTCTCCATCGAATTGTTTATTTTGAAATTCAGAAAATAGTTTAAATAATTGTTCTTCAGCTAATTGAAGATTGTCAGCTTTTTCAGAAAGTCTAGCATTCAATAATTCAAATTCAGTTTGTAAAGCTATTCCTGATGCTATTTGTTGTTTAGTTGTTCTTACTGCTCCAACATGACTAATTCTATTGATTGCATCTACTTTAGTTGAAATAGAATCCATAATCGCTTGTAAGTTTTGACCAGATGGTTGTAACAGATAAGGTTTTAAGTTTGGTTCCATTTCTTCTGGGATTTCAATTATTGCACCAGCTCCAGCTGAAGCATTAACACCAGGAGTTTTAACTAATGATGGATGGTTAGTTAATCTTACAAGTTGTTCTATTTCTGAATACTCATTGTAAATAGATTTTTGAAGATCAGCGATGTCAGTTAAATCACTCATACCAATTCCTCTTTTATGAGATTTTGAGTTGAATAACATTACTGCTGGAATTTTTCCTAATCTATTTGGAACTGTATCAATTAACTTAGGGTCATCATAATCACTTTGTTGATAAACTGTTTCTACTCTATCAGGATACCAAAGTCTAAAATATGTTCCTCCATTTTTATCTACTTCTTCTCTAATCTTCATGTAGTCTAAAACATATCTTCCATTTAATTCTCTTTTGTAATTCCAATCAAAGACATTTTCAGGAGTTACGATTGAAACATAAGGTCTTATATCTGCCTCTAGTTCTTGTGCCATAGTTTGAGTTGTGAAGTTAGGCTTATCAAGAAATAAAAACACATGACCATAAATAGATGCAAAGTTTTGTGCTTGTTGAACTACTGTATTGAAACTGTTTCCATCTAAATCAGCATCCTTTAGAAAATTTTCTAATGCTGGGTCATCATCTAATGAACCAAAGTCTCTACTTGGTTTAACTCTAAATAAAAATGATGAATAAATTTGAACAATATTTTTACAATGATTGTCTAGTGCTGTGTTACCTAATCTTTTTGCATATTCGTTATCAAGTTCAAGATTATATCTATGCAAGTATTGACCTGCAGAATAATCAAATCCACCATTATAAGAACGAATATAAAATTCCCATTTATTTATTGATTCCTCGTAGTCTTTGTGAACTTCTAAAATTTGTTGCCTTGAATATGCCATATTACTTCATTGTCCATCTAACAGGTTGTGAACTCGGGTTTTGAACTACTAAAGGTTTTATGTAATCTATCATGTATCCTAAAGCGTCGTTCATATGGTCGAATCCATCTTCCTTATTTGGTATGTTAGTATCTTCCTTATAAGTTTGTCTTTGTAATCCTTTTATCAAAGTTTTGCAAGATTTACTAACAAAAATATATCTATTACCTTGAGAATCTTTTAATTTTGAATTAACAGCATTTATTCTATCTCTAACAGCTGGGTGTTTATGTTTAACTTTAACTTGGAAACCAGCATTTTGTAATATTGATAAGTCAGTTCGACCTCCAGCAGAAGTCTTTCTTTGTCTTGAAGCTGGGTCAGGATAAATAAAAATAGGCATCTTAGTTCCATATCTATTTCTAATTTCTTCACACATTTCATCAGTATTAGACCCATAAATGACTACTTCATCTACAACATAGATTCTATCTTTCTCAATTTGACTAACACAAGCTGACATTGGCGACACGTTAAAGTCCATTCCTATATGTAACGATTTGTTCCAATCAATAGGTTTATCTACTACTGATTCAACAGGATGAAAGTTATAATAAATACTTCCAGCATAGTTTTCAAAAGTACCCTCAAATTCTTGTCTAAAAGTTCTTTGATCTAAGTCTAATCTTGCTTGTTGGATTTCACTTTCACTAACCATACCACCATCTAAAGTAGTATATTGGAAACTATCCCATTCACTATCTTGTTTTCCTTTAAGATACATCTCATAAGTCCAATTTCCATAACCTTTTGGAGTACCACACATAAGAACATGACCCATCGTATCTGCAACTGAAGCTCTTAGTACTTCAAACCAAGTTTTTTTATCTATGTCAGCAAACTCATCAAGAATTAAAAAGTTTAATCCTGTACCCCTTAAACTATCATAGTTGTCAGCACCTTTTAAAGATATAGTACTATGAGATTTTTTAACTGTTATTGTCATAGTAGTTTCATTAATATCTTCTATCCAATTAAATTGATTTAACATTTCTTTTAATGATGACCATGCTATCTCTTTTGCCATTTTAAATGTAGGAGCAACATACCAAATTTTTTTATTTGGTTGTGAGGCAAATTTCATCATTTCAGTTATGCAAAGATAAGTCTTTCCAAACCTACGACCTGAAATAAGAACTCTAAACCTTGCTTGACTTGATGATACTTTAAGTTGGGGTTTTGTCAGAGTGATTTTCATTACAAAAGTAAGATATATATAATTTTTCGTTATTTAAAAGTTCTTCTTGTCTTTTAGCAAAAGCGATTGTTAATTCACTACCTGCAATCACACATTCTGTCCATGTGTTATATGGTGGCTTAACTACAGTTGGATTGTTACAAAAACCTGTCATAGCTGAACAAATAGAAAACACTAATAGAAATTTCATTTCTTACCATATCTCTTTTTATTCAAGATTGTAAGTCTTTTATGCCAACACCATATACTTATTCTTGATGCGTACTTTTCAATAATATGTAAAATATAATCAGTCATATAAATATTTGTTTCTAATTTTAATTGCCAAACCAAATTTTCCTCTTTCTCTACATTTTATAATTAAACTTTTAATTTTAAATAACATTAAAGGTTTCATTTTATCATTCTATCAATGTGATTATAAATCCTTCCTATTTGTTTATCTATTGACATAATTTCTTCTGACAACATTCCAAGATGTACTTGTAGTTCAACTACAGTAACTAAAACATAAGTAGACAATCCTAATAACACAGTTCCAATAAAAGGTACTATCCACTTATTATCTTTCATTCTGCAACCTTTCCTTTGTTAGTGCCTTTTTTAATTACATATTTCTGAGTACCATTTGCTCCTGTATCAACTTCTTTTTTAAGATGTTTAACTAACTCCATCTCTTTTTTCTTTTTAAGAAGTTTTTCGTTAAATGAAATAATAACTTTATTATCTCTCATTTCTTCTTACCTTTTTTAGATTGTTTAATGAATTGTTTATCAACCCAATCAAACCATGAATCTATAAAACCAAAGAATGTATAAAGCCATCTATCTATCATCGCCAACTCCTAATAGCCCAATACACAGGTGCTAAGTTCTTTTGTCCTCTAACTTTTTTTAAAGTAGCTCCATGCCTCCAT